GGAGCAGCAGCAGCAGCGGCTTGTTTCAAAAAGCATCTTGATTACTTCGAATCGTTTGAAAGCGTTGTCATCATGTTCGACAACGATGAAGTCGGAATCCAAGCAGCCAAGACCTGCGCCTCGATTCTTTCCGTAGGTAAGGCAAAGATCGCCAGCATGAATTCCAAAGACCCGAACGAAGCTTTGGTCAGCGGAGACCAGAAGCAAATCATTCAAGCTTTTTGGAATGCGGAACCGTATCGACCAGACGGAATTGTTCTCGGCACCGACATGTGGGAGAACATCTCAACCACAAAGGTTGTAGAGTCAGCGACCTATCCGTTTGAAGGACTGAACCGCATCACACGAGGCTTGCGCGTTGGTGAGATCGTTACCTTCTGTGCTGGCAGCGGTGTGGGTAAGTCAAGTGTCTGTCGGGAACTTGCTTACCACCTTATTAAAAGTAATGAGAAGGTAGGCTACATCGCCTTGGAGGAATCTATCAAGCGCACAGCGTTGGGCATCATGGGTATCCACGCCCAGCTTCCGTTACACTTGTTGAATCCAGAGGAGATGCCTAGCGAGGAATCCCTCAAGGCTGCTTACGATGCCACAATCGGTAGCGGAAACTATGTGACCTACGATCACTGGGGCTCCATCGAATCTGACAACCTTATCAATCGGATTCGCTACATGAATAAAGCTCTTGGCTGTAAGTGGATCTTTCTTGACCACGTATCCATAGTGGTGTCTGGTCAAGACGGAGACGAACGAAAGATGATTGATATACTGATGACCAAATTGAGGAGCCTTGTTGAGGAGACTCAGGTTGGTATGCTACTTGTCAGTCACCTAAAGAGACCAGAAGGTCGAGGCTTCGAAGAAGGTCGGGAGATTACCTTGGGTCACCTTCGCGGATCAGCAGGTCTCGGTCAGCTTTCCGATATGGTTATCGGTATCGAAAGAAATCAACAGGACGAAGATACGAAAAATGTCTCGACAGTTCGTATCCTTAAGAACAGGTTCAGTGGAGAAACGGGCGTAGCTTGTTCTCTTACCTACGACCTTAGCACAAGTCGTCTGACTGAAACCGAACCTATGGATTTTGAATAATTATGTTTGAACGATCTGAAATAAAAATTCTTGAGAGCGCTCTCAGGGCGATGACACTTGCTTGTGAAGCACTAGAGGCTCACAACAAACGGCTAGTCGAAGATATCAAGCTTCTTGACCAAGAGGTTGTAACTCTTCGGACGAAGCTACAGGACACAAAAATAAATAGCACACCACATGAATAATAAAATAGCATTCTTAGATATCGAAACAAACGGTATCGAAGATTGGACACACCTGTCTGATCTGAAAACAATACACTGTCTTGTCGTGAACGACAGGCAAAGCGTCAAGGTTGCCACCACTAATAAGGAAATCAAAGAGCTTCTTGATCTGTTAGGATCGTATGAAGCTGTTGTCGGTCACAACATCCTTGGCTTCGACGCGCCATGTCTTGAAAAGAAATACGGATTCAAACATCCAAATCTTTTAGACACTGCGGTGTTGTCTCGCTGCATCTATCCAGACATCAGCACTTACGATTACAAGGTTAACGAATTTCCGACGGAGTTAATAGGTCGCCACAGTCTCAAGGCTTGGGGCATTCGTCTCGGTAACCTGAAGGACGATCACGGCGAAACCGAAGACTGGACTACCTGCACTCCTGAAATGATTGAGTATTGTAAACAGGACGTGGAGGTAACCATCTCGGTCTACGACCACCTTATGAAAAAGGAGCCAAGCGAGATGATGGTGAATCTAGAACACCAGTTCGCTTCTCTTATGCTTGAGCAAGAGCGGAACGGATTCCCGTTTGACGTGACGAAAGCTGAAAAGCTTTGCGGTATTCTTTGCAGTGAACGTGCCTCTCTCAAGCAAGAGCTGCAAAAGATTTTTCCACCTGAACAGATCAAGATGAAGTCTCGGTGGTGGGTAACACCAGACGGGATAAAGTGGAATACAAAGAAGCAAGCTGTAGTAAAAGGCTACAAAGCTGACGAAGTTGAAAAGGGAGACTTCAAAACAAAGGAGGTTCCATTCAACCCTAACTCTCGGGATCAGATATGCGAACGCTTTATGGCTCAGGGCTGGAAGCCAGAAGACTACGAAGGTAAGCGCCCTGCTATCAACGAGGCTGTGTTAAAAAAGATCGGAACGCCTGAAGCCCTGAAGCTGTCGGAATATCTTATGATAACGAAGCGCCTTGGACAGCTGTCGGAAGGCAAGCAAGCTTGGCTAGGCATGTTAAAAAACGGACGCATTCACGGACGTGTTAACACCAACGGAGCTGTCAGTGGACGCTGCACCCACAACCGTCCTAACATGGCTCAAGTTCCAGCGTCTCGTGCTCCGTATGGCAAGGAGTGCAGAGAGTTGTTTACCGCGCCGAAGGGCAAGGTATTGGTCGGGGCTGACGCTTCGGGGTTAGAACTGCGGTGCCTTGCTCACTATCTTTGGAGGTGGGACAACGGTGCCTACGCTAAAAAGATTCTTGAGGGGGATATCCATACGGAGAACCAGCAAGCTGCTGGCCTCGAGACACGAGACCAAGCCAAGACATTTATCTACGCTTTCCTTTACGGAGCTGGGGATGGAAAGATTGGAGAGATCGTGAAGGGAACGAACCGAGACGGTCGTCGCTTAAAGGATTCGTTCTTTGAACGGATGCCAGCCATCAAACGTCTTGTCTTGGCTGTCGAGAAGTCTGTGAAAAACCACAACCTTCTTAAAGGTTTGGACGGTCGGTGGCTTCCGTGTCGCTCTCCTCACAGCGCCCTGAATCTTTTGCTTCAGTCTGCTGGTGCCGTTATTATGAAACAGGCGCTTGTTTGTTTTGCCAAGGATGCCCAGCAACCCTACGAATTACACGGTAATATCCACGACGAAGTTCAGTTCAGCTGTGATATGGAACACGCCGACGAGCTTGGTTCGTTGTTCTGTTCTTCGCTTGATAAAGCTGGAGAGATGTTAGGATTCCGCTGCCAGTTGGACGGGGAATACAAAATCGGACACAACTGGTCAGAGACCCACTAACAGTTATATGGCTTATCAAAATCAATACGACAAGACGGGAGCTGCTAGTGCTAGCGGAGCCAGAGCGGAGGAGAAGTTTAAGCAGTCCATCGAAACCTTTTTTGGTGGAACTGTGACAGACGCTTCGCTTTCGGAACAGTATTCCCACATCGACTTCACCTGTGATGTGAAGTTCAAGGTAGATGTTAAGTCCATGAAAGATCCGAACACGATCTGGATTGAGCTAAAGAATGTAAAAGGTGATGACGGCTGGCTACACGGAGACGCAAGTCACTTTGCTTTCGAAAGACATAACTGTTTCCTTGTGGTTTCTCAGTCGAATCTTATCTCTCTTGTGGATGCTAAGGTAGACATGAAAACAATAGTAGACAAAGCAGACGACTGTCTGTATAAATTGTATACCAGATCGAATCGAAAAGACTTGCTGACAAAGCTACGTCCTACCGACCTGACTCTTATCCCTTACTTCCTTATAACCAAATTTAGCTAATGAGTAAACACGTTTTAATAGATGGCGACCAGATCGCTTACCGCGCTTGCTTTGCCTCCGAGACTGAGATCAAGTGGGACGAAGATACCTACAGCTTAACAAGCTCGCAAAGCGATATCGAGTCCAGCTTGGAATATCAGATATCTCAAGCGAAACGGGACACAGGTATAATGAGTGTTCGCATTGCGCTTTCCGATTCAAAGAATTTTCGGAAGGGTATCTACCCTGACTACAAGGCGAACCGCACTGCACGAAAACCTCTTGGACTCAGCGGAGCGAGGGAATACCTTGAGGCTACATACGGAGCCGAAACAAAGGACAACTTAGAAGCTGACGACCTTATCGGAATGTGGGCAGTGGCTAACCCTTATAGTGTTATATGGGCGACGGATAAGGATTACCTTACGGTGCCGTGTAAGCTGTTCCGAAACGGACAACTGGTTGTTGTTACTGAGGCTGACGCTGATTCCTTTCTTCGCCTTCAGACAATGATCGGGGATATGGCTGACAACTACAAAGGTGTAAAGGGCTTCGGGGAAAAGACAGCAGCCAAGTGGATCGAGAAACATGGTGACACTTGGGACTCGGTTAAAAAGGCTTTCGAGTCAAAGAACCAGACCGAAGAAGACTATGTAATAAATGCTAGGCTTGCACGGATTCTTAGATCGATGAGTGATTTAGATTGGAGACCGCATGACAAATAGTAAATTACCAGACAGCGGAGAGCGCAGCACCTTTGAAACAGGAGCGGTGCGCGATGCGATGAAGGGCAAGGGTTGTCCTAGTCTTATTCCTATTGAAGCACTCAGGGCTGCCTCACGGCGGTTCGAAGACGGTGCAGAGAAG